GTTCGGTTAGCCGGCGGTCGGGGCTGCCAAGATTAGACCACCGGTGCTCTGTCGGCAGAGCAAACGCCCCGTGACGTGGGGTCCCGCGAGAAAGGGCAACGAAAACTAGCGAGCAAAGCACTGCCCAAGTGCAAAACCCAGAGATCAGACCGGTAGGCTATGGCAGCCAAAAGACGCACCTTCACCCGATCGTAAACCTCAACGCCCGAATGTTCCCCATACATCGGACGAAGTTCGGACTGCGAACCCGGAAAACGGGCCCATCCGGAGAACCCTTCGGAGGACGTCGCCGGCCACGCTTGTCAGCCGGTGTCGAGGTCGGGGGAACACCAAGGTGGAATGGTCCTGGGGCGAAATCTGGGCCAGGCTACATGTGAACCAAGCTCCAGTCGTGATCCCAGTTCCAGTTGGGGGGCAACCCCAGAACCCTAACGCACAAGTCCGTAGAGTGCAACGCCAAGGTCCCGGGGCAGGTCATCCACTGTGGGCCGTCCGGCGGGTTATAATAGGGCTACCAAAGTGCCTGTGTTATGGCAAGGAAAGAATGGCCCTTGGAAGCTTAGACCTCACAGGGCCAGCCTTGAACCTCGCAACGGCTAGTTATAGGCTTGGCAATTCCCTTTCCCCCCCCGGACTGGACGCGTCCTGTCACCCAGTACTATTTCGGGAACCAGCACGGCTACCAGGGCCGTGCTGATGGACGTAGGCCTGCAGATTATCCTTTTCCCCCCAATTGGTGTACTCACCTTGTTTACCCCCCTAACAAGACACCGCCATACCCAGATGGCGTGTTTCGGAAAGAGGCCAAGAGGCTGGGCCCTTCCGAAGAAGGAGTATTTACGAGATCCTACCCCGCTTATCCCAGCATTGGAGACATCACCCGAGCATAGCATGCTCTCCCGGGCGCTACCCCGGTCCCGTGAGCTGTCTACTTCCTCCCCCTATCCCAACGAAATCCTCACCCGGGGCCTCTAACAAGGCCAGGTCGCATCCTCCGCCCGCATGAGGACCTTAATCCTATAAGCCCCCAGGGCCTTCAAGGAAAAGGTGGTCTTGGTCCGAAGGCTCCCGATCACCCAGTGGACCGTGGTCAACAAGGACCACGTGATCAAGCCATACACCCCCATCAAGAACACGACAGAGGTTACGCTCCACCAGGCTAACAAGCCTCCTTTCCAATTCCACCTGGTCCTCCGCACCGATATCCCATCCCCGTGAAAAACTCTGCCTGGCCTCGGCCACTATAGGTACATGGCCTCGGTCAACGACATGGAGCAGGTGGCCCTCAAGGAATTGGGTGGGATCCTTAAGGGCTTTATACTTAGAGGTGCACCGGACAACTGCCTCGAAATACGGCTGTAACACCGGTACACCTCTTGATAGACTGAGTTCGGCCTGGGCGACGGAGCGGACCAAACGGGGCCCAAAGTTGCGGTCTCCATAATGACGATAACCACAAAAGGCTCCCGAAAGGGTCTTGAAAATATCCCGCACCATCACCAACCCTGCTGCTGTCATACAGGGTCGGCTCTGCCCAAACACGACACGTTCCAGAATGGAAACAGGCTTCTCTACCGTCAGCTCATGGGAACAGATAACAGACACAGCCCCAGCAAACCGCTCGCGAAACAACGTTTCTCTATCTCTCTCTACAAACAGTAAACAATTGTCACCATCAGCAAGCACCGTAGCTTTGGAGTGACTACCTCTCAAGAGATTTTCTATCGCGGTTATGACGAACAGCCCCATGAGCATAGTGTTACCTAAGCCCGTGTTGAAGTCACCACTCGCACGACATCCTTCCCTCGAGAAGTCCACTCCTCTGCTAGTACTCCCTGACAGCTCTAGCTGTTTTGAGAGAAGCCAGTTCAACGTCGTATCATTCGGCCAAGCGGCTTTGTAGACGCTATGTTCGGCGAGCAGCTGGTCCCGCCCCACATGAGCTTCGAAAGCCTTACCATCAACCTCCAGAACGACACAATCTCCCACCATTCTCATCTTCTCGGCTATCAGCCGAGCCCTACTCCTCCCGTTGAGCCCTTTTGCCGAGACTCTCGTACTGGGACAGTTGCGGGCATAACGCCATCTGCGCCACAACATATGCTCGAAAGGCTTAAGATAGGAAGCCAGAACGAGGTTATACCGCGGACTCCTAGGGCATATGAGTCGCGGCTTAGAGACTTTCAGCGAAGGATTGAATTTTTCCCCTTTCAGGAAGGCCTTCAACACCGCATCATCAAGCCCCAAACCCTCGTCCTCCAGGGAAGCCAATG